CTCTGTAGGCTTGAACGTCGAAATCCCAGAGGATTTCCAGCCGCTGTTGGAGTCCCATAAAAGGTTCCGGATCGCCATAGGTGGCCGTGGATCGGGCAAATCCATGACTGTCGCGATGATGTGCATCATTGAGGCGGTTCAGGGCAAGCGGGTACTGTGCTGCCGTGAGTTTCAGAACTCCATTGCGGAGTCTGTGCATTCGCTGGTGGCTACGCTGATTAGCGACCTTGGTGTGCCGGGTTTCTCGGTCACCAGGGATCGCATTACCCATGATAGTGGTGGTGAGTTCATATTTCGCGGTCTGAGCCGCAATATTGAGTCAGTCAAGTCCCTCCACGGGGTGAATGTGGTGTGGCTGGAGGAGGCACAGACGATCTCTGAGGAGTCGTTGAGGGTGCTGACCCCCACCATCCGGGAGAAAGGCTCTTATTTTCTGATGTGTGCGAATCCGCGCAGTGAGGCAGATCCGTTCACGATTACGTTTTTGCAGGGACGTTTCCCGCAATTGAGGCTCCACGGGACGTTTGAGGATGAGTTGCACACGATTGTGCGGTGTAACTACTCCGAGAACCCCTATTTTCCTCCGGAGCTGGAGCTGGAGCGTCAGCGCGATAAGTTGATGCTCTCAGATGCCGAGTACCGGCATGTTTGGGAAGGGGAGACCTTAGATGAAGTCGATAACAGCATCATCCTTGTTGACTGGTTTAACGCGGCTATTGGCCTGGCTGAACACGTTAAGGTTCGACCATCTGGGTCCAGAGTTGTCGCGCACGATGTCGCGGATAGTGGACCGGATGCGAAAGCTGTTGTCGTACGCCACGGGCCTGTTGTTTTACAGCTTGGTCTGAAGACCGATGGCACCGCGTCTGACGGGTTGGACTGGGCGATTCAGCATTGTGATGATTACTCTGCTGATAGCTTTATCTGGGATGCAGACGGTATAGGACTAGGCTTAGCCCGAGAAGTCGAAAGGCAGCTCGGCCCCCGTAACATCCAGACCTACCAGTTTCATGGTGGTGAGCGCCCGGAAAACCCTGATGCCGCCTACGATGGCCACAGAAGCAACAGGGACGCCTTTTTCAACCGTCGAGCGCAAGCCTACTGGTATTTGCGCGATCGGTTCTACAAGAGTTACCAGCTCAGCCAGGGCGAGTTTGTTGACCCCGATGAGTGCATCTTTTTAGACGAAAACCTGCCTCACCTTAGCCAGCTACGGAGTGAGGTCTGCCGCATCCCGCGAAAGCCGAATGCTAATGGAAAAATTCAGCTTATGACCAAGAGCGAGATGGCTAAGCCTCCGCTAAGCCTGCCGTCGCCCAACCTAGCTGATGCCTTGGCCTACTGCTATTCGATGACCGATGACCTGATGGGCGGCGCATGGGCTATGCCTATCGAATATCAACCCTCAATGGACAATTACATTTAGATGAATGAATGGAAAGCTGTAAAGGGCTATGAGGGACTGTATGAGGTCTCCAGTGACGGCGATGTGCGAAATTGCGTGACTGGCGACATCAGGAAGCCTCAAATAAACATTGCCAACGGGTACAGGCAGATTCGCCTATATAAGCAAGACGGTGGCAAAAACTTCACGATCCATAGGATTGTAGCCGAGGCATTCCTCGGCAGCTCTAACCTACAGGTCAACCACATTAATGGCGACAAATCTGACAACTCAGTGAAAAACCTTGAGTGGGTTACGCCGTCTGAAAATATTGCTCATTCGCTGGCGTCAGGCATGGCTAGGCGGGACGAGCAAGGAAGGTTCGCCGCATGATGGATTCTGACGAGATACTGGCCCTAGTTAGCAACGAGCTGCAGAACTGCGAGCTTTCTGACGAGTGGGTCAGCAACAAGAAGACAGCCGAGGCCTATTACAGGGGCGACCTGCCGCGTGGCCCGGAGATACCCGGTCGCAGCTCTGTTACATCTACTGACGTTGCCGACGCGGTTGAGTGGATCTTGCCATCGATAGTAGAAAGCCTGTCCGGCAAGGCAGTGAAGTTTAGACCCTGCTCTGCGGCAGACGAGGCTCAGGCCGAGCTGGAGACCGATTACTCGCACTTTCTGTTCAACGAGGAGAACAACGGCTACCTGAACTTGTACACGGCGGCGAAGGATGCCTTGTTGACCGGCGTGGGTGTGCTGAAGTGCTACTACGACGACACGCCAGAGCGGGTGGTCGAGAATTACAGTGGACTGCAGGACCCACAACTGCAGGCGCTACTGGCTGACCCCATGGTGGAGGTCACCGAGATTGAGCGCTCTGAGACTGACGGAATTGCTGTCACCGTGGCGCGTATCACCAAGCAGGGCCGGGTTGTGGTGGAGCCTGTGCGACCCGAGGAGTTCCGGGTCAATGATGACCACCACTCTTGCGACCTGAGCGAAGCCAGATTCGTTGCCCACACCCGCCGCGTGGCCGCCTCCGACCTGCTGTGGCAGGGCTACGACCCCGAGATCATCGATGAGGCGCAGGACAGCAACATCGACCGCGACTGGAACGACTACCACGCCGACACCGACGACGAGTCGCAGAAGCAGATCGTTATCACTGAGGCGTACATGCGTGCCGACATCAACGACGACGGCATTAGCGAGCTGGTCAAGATCACGGTGGTTGGCGAACACACCCCGAGCGACATTCTGGATATCGAGGAGATCAGCGAGATCCCCTTTGTCGCCATGAACGCCATCGTCAAGCCACACAGTTTTTATGGCGTCTCCGTCTTTGATCGCCTCAAGCAGATTCAAGACCTCAAGACCGCGATCCTACGATCTACGATGGACAGCTACTACCAGTCCACGAACCGCATGAAGGTCGTGCAGGAGGGTCAGGTAAATCTGGATGACCTGCTGGTTACTAGACCGGGAGGCATTATTCGGGCCAAGGGCCACAACGCCGTGATGGAGATCGGCGGCACACCTATTGGCATGGAGGCATTTCAGCTCCTGCAATTCTGCGACGAGCAGAAACGATCAAGGGTCGGTGTCAGCTCAGATATGGCTGGCCAGAATCAGTTAGTCAACAATGAGTCAGCACATGCGGTAGAGCGCCTCATGTCGGCACAGGAAATGTTGACGGGGCTGATTGTTAGGAGCATTGCCGAGACTGGCATTCGACCCGCCTATCGCATGTGCCGTGACCTCATGGTCCGGTATCACAACGCAGTTACGCCATTCAAGTTCCGTGGCAAGTGGCAGAACATCAACCCCGCCGACTGGGGCGACCGCTCGCGCATGATGGTCACCGTGGGCGCAGGCGCTGGCGACGAGCAGCAGAAGATGGGCGCGTTGCAACAGATATTTGCTATCCAGCAACAGTTCCAGCAGGACCCGATGCAGGCGATGGTCACGCCAAAGCACATGTACGCCACGCTTAACGACTTCATTAACTTCAACGGCCTCGGCGACAGCGAGCAGTACTTCGCCAACCCAGATAGCCCCGAGGGCCAGCACCTGGGTCAGCAGAAGGCGCAGGAGGCACAGCAGGCTCAACAGCAACAAATGCAGATGCAGGCCCAGCAGATCGAAATGCAACAGCAGGCCCTGCAGGCACAGCAGCAGGTTGCGCAGGCTGAGCAGACCAAGGCGCAAGCCACCATGCAGAACGGCCAGCTCAAGGCTCAGATCGATGCCATGAAGGCATCGCATCAGCAAGAGATCGACATGATGAAGAACCAGATCGCTGCCGCGAAAGAGGCGGGCGCTCAGAGGTTCAACGTGCAGAAGCTACAGACAGACGCCGCGCTCAAGCTCACCGAGCTGGAGTTGGCCGCGAAACGAGATCTCAATAAGGACGTAGCTGATAACCAAGGAGCGGTTAATGGATCAGGTGGATCTACAGAAGGAAGCAAGGCGGGGCAGAGCGGCGCGAGCTGAGCTGGCCCTAGTCCAAGAACACATAGAGGAGCAGAAGCAGAGGCTGTTTGGTCAGTTCTGCGATCCGCGCCACGAAGAGGAGGTTTATGTAATCCGGGAAGAAGCCAAGGCCCTGCAGAGGGTTGAAGACTTCCTACAAGAGCTGGTCACCACTGGTGAGCTGGCAGAAAAATCTAACGAAGGAGAAACGCGATGAGCAGCGAATCTAGCCCAGTGCAACATGAGGGGGAGCGCGGCAACACCGTAGATCAGGTGGCTGAGCTGTTAATGGCAGACGAGCCAACTGTAGACGAGGACATGAAGACGGAGGAGGCAGTACACCGCCCCAATGACGATGACCTTGTCGATGATAGTGAAGAGTCAGAAGTTGTAGAGGCACACGAGTCTGATGACGAGATCGAAGATCCCGAAACAGACGACTCCAATGAGCTAGAGACCGATGACGACGATGATCTCGCAGCCTTAGCCGCCGAGCTTGGGTTGGACGCGGACAAGCTGATCCTCTCTGAGGATGGCGAGATCCAGATCCAGCTAAAGGTCAACGGCAAGAACGAGGTAGTCGATTTAAAGGAGGCTATTTCCCAGACGCAATTTAGTAAGGCCAACGATGAGAAGGCCCGAAACCTTGCAGAAGAGAAAAAGGCCTTTGAGTCAGAACGAGCGCAAGTTGCAGAGGCATACGGTCAGCAGTTACAGCAGATTCGTGGCCTCGGGGAAATGCTACAGCAGAAGCTGATGCAGGACTTCAACGGCATCGACTGGGACAGGTTACGTGTAACTGACCCCGGTGAGTGGACTGCCAAGCAGAGAGAGTTTGAGATCCGCAACCAAGAGTTGCAGCAAGCTGGTCAGATGCTTGGTGAGCGAATGCGGTTAGAGCAGGAGCAGCAGTCCCAACAGGAAGCGCAACAGAGAGCAGCGATCCTGCAGTCTGAGCGCGAACAGATGATTGAGAACAACCCTTCGTGGCGAGACGAGGAGCGGATGAAAGGCGACCTTGCCAAGGTCGTGGAGTACGCCAAATCTAGCGGTTTCGACGACGAAGAGTTGCAGAGCGTTATCTACAGCCGACACGTTGAAGTACTGAAGAAAGCCATGCTGTATGACCAGGGCCAGACAGTGGCCGACAAAAAGGTCAAGAAAGCCCCCAATATGCAGCGAGCCTCAAATGGTCGCTTTGTGAAGCAAAAACGCGGAAGCAAAGTTAATAAACTAATAGAGCGTGCGCAGAACGCCAAAGGCGCGAACAAACGAGACGCGCAGGCTGACGCGGTGGCCGCTCTGCTCATGGGAGAATAATCATGGCAACAGGTAACATTGACAGCTTCGACTTAAAGTCGATTGCTAAGGGAGGCGTCATCAATGAGGACGTCATGCAGAAAATCTTCGATATCTCTAAGATTCCCCTGCCCTTCACGGACCTAGTCGGTTCAACAACCCACAAAAACGAGCGCTTCGATTGGGTCGTTGACGAGCTTCGCGCTCCCGACGTAACCAATGCCCGCGTTGACGGTTCAGATGCTGGTGCAGCCAGTGAAGCCGGTGGCGCTCGCGTGGGTAACCACTCGCAGATCTCAGACGAGGTCATCGCGGTTTCGTACCGAGCAGATGCTTCGGATACTGTCGGGCGCACAAAGGAGCTGGCGTACCGCATCACACGCGGCAACCAGCAGATCCGTCGTGACGTAGAAGCTATGGCGCTGAACAACCAAGCGTCTGTGGCTGGTACTGACACGGTAGCTGGTGTGACTGGTGGACTGCCTACGTGGATCGAAACGACTGTGATGAACGGTGACGGTTCTACCGCTACCGCTGGCGGTCACAACATGACCACTGGCCTGACGGAGAAGTACACCGAAGGCGCTGGTGTGGCCCTGTCGTTCCAAGCGGTAAAGGACGCTATCCAAGGCGTGTACGAGCAAGGCGGTGAGGTAACTCACCTGATGTCTAACCCCGGCGTTATTGGGGCGCTGTCGAGCTACATGTTCGACAACGAGGCTCGCGTTGCGACCTTGACGTCTGACCAAGGCGCTCCGGCTAACTCTAAGGCGACTGCACTGTCCAGCGTGAACGTCCTGGTCTCTGACTTCGGCACGATCAAGCTGGTGCCGAACCGTCTGCAACCGCTCGACGCGAACGGAAACGCAGTAGCGTTCCTGCTCGACCCCGAGTACGTAAGCCTGTCTTACCTCGAAGGTTATCGCACGGACACACTAGCCAAGACCGGACTGGCAGAGAAGCGCCAGATCAGCGTCGACTGGGGCCTGCGTGTTCACACCGAGAAGGCACACGGCATGTTGGTCAACATCGACCCAGCCGAAGACGTAACTGCCTAAATCGATTAGGGGGAAAGCCTAGCGAGTACCCCATTACTAAGGATTCCAAATGAGCAACGGAGATTTGCAGTACACGCAGGACGGCGTATCCGTTCAGTGGAAGTACCAGCCCAGCGAGGGTAAGACCTACATCAAGCGTGAGGTGCCAAAGATCATCCACGACTCAATCGCTGAGAAGGCTCTACAGGTACGCAACTCCGGTGGCACACAAGAGAAGGACGGATTCCGGTTGGTGGCAACAGTCCCCGCCGCGATGTTCACCATGGCTAACGACGGCCAGACCTTCGACGGTAAGTACAAGGGCTTTTTGAACTGCGACAAGGAGATGCAACAGAAGATGCTCTCTAAGTTCTTCCTGGAGCCAGAAGTAAAAATATTCCTGACCAACGACAACTACAAGGTCTGAGAAATGATTGTCCTATACAAGAAGCGCAACAAGGGTGTGGTCGGCGTCCAAGACAAGGACGGTCGGACATGGCACACCAAGGGCGCGTTCGAGGATCGCGACGCCATGAAGGCCAAGCCAAAGGGAGCGCCAAGTGGCACGAAGAAGACGCCGTAGTCCCAGACGCAAACGCGGCAACCTTATGCTGCACCGTACCCGCAACCTCGGCGTTGTCGGTACGAGGGGCGGCGGCCTCATAGCCTGGACGAAGGGTGCATTCAACAAACTGAAGAGCGCTGTCCAGCGCATCAAGATACTAATTAGCCAAGACGGCGACATCCTCGTGACCGAGGACGACATAACCCTATCACCGGAGCGTTAAATGAAATTATCAGACTGGTTGCCATCGGTGTTCGTC